ATACAGACAAATCTGGGGCACTTGTAAACCCATTACCTGGATCAATTACTCTTATACTTTGTATAATACTGTTTTCATATTCGAGCCCGCTAATTTGAACATCAATATTATTTGTTAACTGTAGTTCGCTTTTGTTAATCCATGTTACATTTTCTATCCCAGATGTATCTAAAAGTTGTCTTTCGTTACTTCTAAAATAACTGTTTGTTACCCACAGTGGTCTTAGTTTCATTAATGCTAAAATTTTCACAATCTGATATTCACTGGTTTCTTGCCATGCCGCTTCTGCTGGGCCTAGATCTCCATATACAAAATCTATATCAGTGTTATAAGTTGGCCAAGTAACAACACCTGCTGTTACCGGATCATTCAAAACACCCCCGGTAGTAACAAGATTATTCACAACATTATACCCAGTAGCTAAATTTATATCATATTTTTTAATAGCATCAGCTGGATCGTTGTAAATCCCACGTGCAATTGCGTTTAATAGATTTGATCTAGATGACGGGTCTGTCCAGCTATAATTTGCATCCCACCAAGTTGGCTTTTCGTTGTAGCCTAAGATCTCCCAAGGATGAGTATGAGGACGGTGTGTACGGAAATAGTATTGATATATTCCTTTCCAATGTCCTATATAAGGTTCAACTTTACTATAGTTCCAAGTAAACTTATCAGTTATGTCGTATATTGAGTCAGCAACTGTGTTCTTACTAATCCACTTGATGTATTCATTTTTTAGCAGTGAGTCTACGTCAGACCGAGTGTACGGAGTTGGTCGATAAGGACTAGGTATTATATCCAAATAACTAGGAATAGTTTTTAAACTAGCTTGTAGGTTATTATAAATTCTATTTTCTAAATCCCACAAACATGCATCAACTGGATCAAATCCTACTTTGTTTCTGTCGTATAGTTCTGTACCTTTTCTGGTATGCACACTACCGTCGTGACCTCTTAATTCACTTGCAGTAATTTCAGTTGTATAAGGTCTAACAAGACCTAACTTAACTGCGCTACTAGGAATAAAACTAACAGCATTTTGCGGATACCATCGTATATGAACAGAGGCGCCATTGATTGGATACACCACAGTTTTAGTCACTGTAACTTGTGTATTAGTAATTGTATAGTCTAAATTTTTAAGCAAAGGCTGCCAAACTACATCACCCGACGAGTTATTATGTTTAAGCCACACTTGTATGTGATTCTGCGCATCATCATATGTGTTTACAGTCTCAGGCAAATCAAACGTTTTACTCATAGTGTTTGTAAACGTATAGTCTTTGCTTTTGTAATCTCTGAACATTGCCATATTACTGTTTGCAAATGCACTATTTGAATTTTTTCCAATAGTTAGTTGACTCAGCGCAATGTCTACTATTTCATAAACTGTAGTTTCTTGTGGAATATCATTGTGTAACTGTTGTACTTTAATTGCAAATTGTTTTTTAAATTTTTCATAACTGTTTGCCGCATGTTTCAATGAACTATAAATGTCTGTATCATTACTAGTTGCTAGCACATTTAATAGTTCTGTACTAAATGGCTGTTGTCTAATTGTGCCTCCAAACTGATGCACTCGTCCAATCTTATCATAATTGTTTGTACCAAAGTAATCTCCTGTAAACACAGGTATACTTTCCATTTGTTCGCTGATATGACTAACCATATCTCCAAAACTAGCAGTTGTTAATGTTTTATTTTGCGGGTTGTATATTTGTGTGTCAGCAGGTTCAAAATATCCTTCTGCCGAAACATCAAGTTCACTATCAGTGTAAAATGTTATATCATATACATCATTTTCTACCAAACCACTATTGATACTAAGTATTTTTCCATTTGTTGTGTAGTTAGTAAACGCCTCGCCGTTTTTGGTTACACTAATGGTTGTTGCATTTGTTTCATCGTACAGTCTTATAATGCCATACTCACTACTTCCGGTATACCTATACTTGATTATATTACTGTCTGGCATAGCGCCAATGACTAAATCAAATCGATCTGTTACTCCTGCTGTTCTGGTAACATTGCTCAATGCAGTACCATCAAATTTAGTAAATTCTATCTCTCCCTGAGGGAAGAGTGTTTGTATACTAATTGTTGTATTTGTTGGCATGTATAGATCAGGTAATGTTCCATTAATCGATGTCGTTCTGGACGAGGTCACTGTACTTGCCGTTAACAAGTTGTCACGTAATTGAAATCTAAATTCAGTAGGTTTATTGTAATCGCTTGTGCCTAAATTTATATCAATGGTGCTAGGATCAGAGCCGACTGTTTTTTGTATGTGTCTACGCACAGGCTGACCATCTCGTATTTCGCTCCAACTGTTATAGTACCGTGTGCCTATCTTATAGTAATAGTAACCTGGTATTTCTAGCGTTGCCGTATTGCTTGTATCTATATCATCTAAGATATAATTATATCTGTTTGCCCCTGCGCCAAAGTCAAAATTTAGTCCCGGAGTATTTCCGTAGTCTACATAGCTAGGACTAAACCCGAGTGCATTGTCGTAAGCAGTACTTGAACTACGTCCAAAATCGAAAATACGATCTCCTACAAAATTACTGTTTGGATATTTGTCTAGATTACTCAATGAAGTAAGTGTAGTGTCATACAAACTAGTTAACATACTTGCGCTTTTGTGTGTTTTTTGTTGTCCGTATATCCACCTTGTACCGTTCCAATGCCACTCACTTCCACTGTAGGGATCTGAGTTTAACTCATAAGGTAGTTCTAAAGTGTTGTATCCGAATAATACAACAACCTTATCGCCTTCGATAAGAGGTGTACTGCTGTTTCCATATAACTCAGTTAAATTAATACTAGAGCCGACTCCGGTAACTTTGTATATTTTATTAGCAGATGTACCGCCAATAGTTCGAAGAAACATCACTAAATCGTCATTTTCTAAATTTTGACCTGAGATTTGTTTCCAGTATTTTCTATTTTCGTAATAACTAGGATTTTTTCCAACACCATGACTTTCTTGACATTCCCAATAAGTTGTATCGCCAGTCATAACTAATTTTACTTTATCGCTTTTAGTAAATCCTTTTTCACTCCACACTGTGTTAATATTATATGTGGAATGATTATACTCCGCCAGACCTACAATATCAGCAAATGGATTAATCTCTGCTTCTATTAAATGATCTACATATGCGATATGACGTTGACCAAAGTTGTGTTTTTCAATGTTTGCACGAAATTCGATAATAGGCCTAACACCTCTAAAATTATCTGGCAAGTATGTACTCTGATCTAGATTTTCAAATGCCACAACTGCTAGTGCGGCGGTTTCGTGTATCCATAAATTACTTCTGGCCCATGCACTTTGATCTGTACTCCATCTTTGTTCTACTACGTAATCTCTTTCAGTCATACGGAACTCGCTCAAGTCGTACGGTGTAAAATCAAAACTAGTGCCAGCTGCATCAAATTCAGTAGGAACCAAGCTGCTATAAACTGTACGATTCATCCAGTTGCGTTTGCTATATGTACCTTCAACTTGGCCGCTTGTAAACTGTTTTGTTAATTTAATACCTTCGTTGGACCCAACTCCGTCTACAATATAAATGTCACCGACTGCATAATTTCCGCTAGTGCTATATGCATAAAATGTATGAATTTCAATTTCATCATCCACTGCTGGTGCAGTTACAAATGTCACAACACCGCTTGCACTGTTATAGGTGTAGTTGGCAGGAATGTCTTCTACAAGTTGGTTATTTTTATAAACTTTAACTACATTACCCTGAACGACCGTAGCATTGAATGTTTGGTTGCCCAGTACAGTTTGTAGTGTTCTATCAATCTGTGTTGGCATAAATCTAATACGCATGCCATTCATAAGTTCAAGTGTGTTGTTAGTACTCAATGTTGGTGTTGTATAATACACGTCATCGAAAATAGTGTCAATGTCAATAACATCCGAACTTGTGGGCTTAATACTACAAGGAGGTAAAACATCAACAGTCCAGAAATACTTTTGATAGTTAATAAACATGTCATAGTTAATTGGTAGATCTAAAGTATGACCTTTTTCATTTAGCAATTGATTTTGCTTGTTTACATTCACTCCATCAAATGCTAGAGTATTAATTAAATCGTCATATGTTAATGCTGACTCAACAACGCCGTCTTTATCTTTAATAACATTGCCAGGAACAAATTGATAGTTGTCACTTTCTCTATTGTCTCTGAGAAAGTTTGCATCTGTGGCAATGTTTTTGCCTATCATATTATTGATGCTCATTAAACTACCACTACTCATTAGTTGTTCGAGTGTTGTGTCTAAAAACTGTTTGTTTGAATCTGTTCTGAATATCGCAGGTAAAAACTCTGTAATATTTCTAGAACCTGTAAATTCACTGCTTTCGCCTGGTCTGGTAATTTTTGGTGCGTTTATTGGGGTTGAATTGCGTTCGCTCATGTAATACTAACTCCAGGATTTGCTGCTAAACTTGTCGGATTAGCAAGTGTTGTATTTGAAATTATAACGTTACTGCTTTTCACAACTGGCAGAAATAGTTCGTCGCTATCGCTTGATATTTCAAATAAGTCTGTACTTTGTAAATCTTCACTAATTGGCTGAATTGTAATTTGACTAATCTGTCCAATCATGTTATTGTGTATGTAAGCTGCCATCTCGGTGAAGTAAAAGTCTTCACCGAAGTCCCAATTATCGACATTAAAATATTTGGTAATAAGATTAACAATTCTATTTTGTATTTCGGTTTCGCTCATTGTACTATTTGCAGTTTTAGTTACAACAAACCGTGCCTGAACTTCGCTATTAGCTAAATCGCCAAACAGTAGTTTATACTTAACAGGTCTGTATATAACTTGATCACTGATGCTTTTTTTACTTTCTAAACTCTCAAATAATGTTGTTAGTTCGCTAACTGTTGGTGGATTAGGTTTAGTTTGACTTCTTCCGTCATATATACTCCAGGTCCTATAACTGTTATCATAACTACGCAACAATACATAAGTATCAATTATATTAGTAGTGCTAGGATCTATCAGTTGATTTAGATCAGCAATTCTCTGATATTTGGTTCTCAAGTTTCCTCTACCAGTTACTATTGTACTTCCATTATCATTATCTTGTACTACAAATGTATAACCATTTTCTGTAGTTGTTCCTAGATTGATGCTTTGATTTTTTGTTACATTTAAAAATGCTTCCGGGTTAGATGGATAACCATCATTGTCGGGATCGGCTAAAGTAACACGTATTTTATATGGATCTGTAAATCCGTCATTGTATGTGTAATATCCAAATGTATTGAACTTATAGTTTTTGCCCAAAGGTATTGCGTTTGTGCTGCTAGTAGGATTTATGTCTAATACCTCTACTGTATCTTTGTGCGGTTTAAGTGTTTCACTGCTGAATGTTTCTTCAAAATTTAAGTTGTTGAATCTTACTTCTGAATCACTACCAAATACAAATCTAGATTTTCTAGTTAGTATTTCCCAGTAAGTATTGTTATAGTTAACTCGGATTGTCCAACTGTTATCTCTGCCATTATTTGTATTATCACCTTCGTACAGTCTACTCCATTTGTCTACACTGTTGTTGAGTACACTATTACTGGGCAAATTTGCACTATCTACCAACATCCATTCTTGGCTACTAGGATTAAATCTTAGTGCAAAATCCACATTTGATTCTAATTTAGAGATTAAACTATCTTTTACCGTTGTTGTTAAGTCTGAGCTCCAGCTAGGAACAAGTCTCCTAATTCTAGCGCCACTTGGAATTACAGCATTGATACTCACTGCACCTTTGCCTGACGTATCAATTCCAGTAGGTGCTCCGGTGTTGTTGTCATTGCCAAGTCCATCTTTGAAAAGTTTTGTAACTCTTACCCATTTGGTATCTGCACTGTCTACTGTAACAGTAGCAATACATCCGGTGCCGCCGCCGCCAGTAATATTACACACAGTTGCCGATGTATAATTTTGGCCAGTATCAGTTATAGTAATACTAATAACTTTACCAGCACTAACATTGGCAATTGCAGTGGCGCCATTGCCTGCGCCTAGAAGTGTAACAGATGGTACAGTTGTGTATCCGCTACCTTGATCAACAACATTAATTGTTTTAACATATCCAATTTTATATGGAGCAGTAATAAATTCTGCTAATCCATTTACTTGTAGTTTGTGTAAGCTATTAGTTGCAACACTTCCTAATCTCTGCACAAATGCATTATATGTGATATATCCTGTACAAGTGTTAGCACCTTTAGTAACTTGATTCCATCTAAACACACCGTCTTCACTATTATTAGCATTGAACACATTAATACCCAAGCCAGCTTCACTATAGCTGTTAGCTGCTATATGTAATCCACTGTATGTGTGTCTGTTATAGTAAAAGTTTTTAAGTTCAGGGTTATTCAATAGAGGTTTCAAAAACTTTTGATATATTTGATTACTATTATTACTAGTGGGTAAGTTAATTAAACTACGAGTAGTTACATTATCTTCGTACAGGTAACCATCGGTCAGATAGTTTACTGCATCGCTGTAAGTTGCAGTTGGATCGTAAAAATCTCTAAATCTACTATGTCCGCTGTGTACTCTGTTTACACTTTTTATCTTACGAATATTTTCACTTACTGTAACAGGAAAGATACTATAATCTTCTGCTGTTACCATTCTGTCTTGTGTAGCAAAAAAACGGCCTGCGTTTGCTTTTATACTATCTACACTTTCTCTAGTACTAGCATTAGTGACATTATTTTTAAGACTCAATGAGAGTCTTGCATTATGAGAATTCCCATCAGCACCAATATAAGTGAAACTGTAAGACGTTGAATTAAAATTGTCAGGATTTAAAGTGTAGCTTTCATTTAGTCCTGCTCGATACCAGACTCTGATAATACCTTTAGGTATGTTACCAAAATCTCCGTCTGCAAAAACAATACTAATTTGATCATCTTCTCTACTAGCCACAGTATAGATATCTCTGACACCATTTTGACTTGCATTAAAAATTGCATTAAGTCCGAACAGTCTATCAACTCTACTCCATGTTTTTTGAACAGTTCCTATTTCGTCGATACTTTGTACCCAAATATTTCCATTACTAATATTTTGTTCATTGATATCTATTACCATATTAGGTAAACCGTCATTGATATTAAAGTCCTGATATTCCAATGTACCTTGTTTAAATCCTACAAAAAATCCTGTATTTGCACTTGCAAATCCACTGTTGTCATTTTTGTAAAGTATATCTATAACACCATACGGGTCTGGGTCTTTTTCAATTAAATTTTTGTTGTTGTAAGCTACACTGTGTAAACTAAACCTAGCACTACTGCCATTAACAGAATTACTGAAACTTTTTGTAGTTGTATTATTAATACTAGTAGTTCTGTAAATCTCGTTTGTTATACCGTTATTAATAAATTTACTAAACGGAGATCCAAACTGACTTGTACTTTGAAAAATTGCATTCATTACTGTGATAAAATTTTGATAAGCGTCTGGGTCTACTAAGTCTTCAAACTGTAGTGTAGTGTTTGCAAGACTAACACCATTAACATCATAAATTGTTTCATCAGTTGTAATACTGTCTACTTTTAAATAACCACTAGCAACAATATTTCTAGTAGGAGTATAGCCTAAGAAATCAGCAATACGTAGGGCGCTTTCTCTGCGTTCTGCTGTGCTTAAATAATTCTCTCTGCTTGCTAAATCTGCTCTAAATGCTAAATTATGACCTAAAAAAGCCATAAGTTCAATTAAACTTACAAACTCACTTGAACTAATCCAGTCATTGAAATTTTCTGGATAGTTGTTGTTGATGTAATCAACCATGCTGTTACGTATAGTTTCAAAATCGTATGCTTGAAAATTAGCTTCGCTAAAACTTTCGTATACAACACTAAAATCTTCTGCAGCAAATAAACTGCTCTGTCTTGCGCCCTGTGCCATTATGCTATCTCGCCTACATATGTTAAGAACAGCTCTTCTGCTGTTCCGGTGTCGTCATACCTTAATCTTACTTTAATTTGTAAAGTATGATCATTGGGTTTACTTAATAGTGTTTCTAATGCAATCCATCTAGGATCGTTATTAATAATACGATTGACATCATCTAATGCTGCCGATTCTGTTTCACTGTCAAGAGGTTCAAAAACTAGTTCATGCAGTATACTTCCAAACTCTGGGTTCTGCACTCTCTCACCCCGACGAGTGTAAAAATGATTCATTAGGTCACGTTTAGCAAGTTCTGAGTCTACCAGTGTCTTGCTAGCTATAACTGTGTCGATTGTACTATATCCATAATATGTTGCCATACTACTATTTATAGCAAAATTAACTACTCAGTTTATATTTTAATAGTAATATCTATTAAATCACCACTTATAAGGGGATGTGTGATAGTTAGTGTCGTATTATCTACGGTATAATCATAATACAACTGAATCTGTTGTCCATTTACCAATACTTTTATTTTTTCAACAGGATATACACTCGGAGATTGGGTAAGTTTAAATTGTGTAGTGTTGCCATCTGATTCAAATCTCTGTTGTATAAGTGTATCGTTATATTTTTTAACAATATCTCGTTTAATCCCTTCTGGCGTATAAGGTAGAAAATCGCCAGTTTCTGCAAAATATGCAAAACGAGCAAAACGTATTTGTTGACTATCTAGTAATCTTAATTCGTTTTTCTTACGCATGTCATGGATACCCTGAGTTCTAAGCCATATCCTGTCTTTGAATGAATCATAATCTGCTAGTCTTAATAATTTTGCGCAGAGAACAGATTTTTCTTTGTTGATCGTACTTCTGGACATTATGTCTGCAACACTATCCCAGTTTTTATTTTGTATAACAGATCTCAGATCATATTGACCTTCAGGAGATTCTACTGTGTAAACATTCCCTGTTGCCCAGTTAAACAGCGCAATAGCATCATATTGATTCTGTGTAATTTTTAAAATATCTAAATTAGATATTGATTTTAAAACTTTGCTGTTTTCATTTGCCCATTTTAATATCCAGTCATTGTATGCTTGTTGTTCTGTTACACCGTTTGCGAAATTACTTTCACCATATCCTGCAGTGTCGTAAGCATTATATCTGCTAAAATTTAACGCAACACTTCTGACAGATTCGCTTGCATCTATTGTAGTAATATCTATTAGGGTGTTGTACATAGTGTCATCTTTTATAACATAGTCTGTCCACACTGTGCGGAAGTATTCTGGAACTTCAGTTAACATTATAAAGAACCTCCCCGTCCTCTGAGCCATCCTCTTCCGGTTCTCGGATTTAACATCTTATGACCGTCTGGTTCTACAGAACCAAGTCCACTATTTTTGTTAGTGTTTACATTTTGTGGCTTTATTTCGTCGTAACTATGAGATTTATTACTTTGTAGGTTGTTTAAGTCATAGTCTTTGGCAGTTTTATTTGTTATACTACTTGGTGCTTGTACAGCTATATTACTTTGTTCTTCTGTGTGCCCGCCCCACGGCTCATGTTCTGGTACTCTGCCAGCAACACTTTTCTTAACAGTTGTATTACTTGTTAAATTTTGAGTTACTGGTTTTATAGCAGCGGTTGCAGGTGGACCGTTAAGATCGATTAATCCATCTGTACTAATCCTAACATTTCCTCTGGCTTTGATATGTCCATTCATATCGGTAGTAAGTTTTATATCTCTTGCACTGTGTACGTTTAGTTCGCCTGTTGCATTTTCTATTTTGATACCTTCTGATCCTCTTGACTTAATATTAATATTGTCTGCATCTAAGTTGAACGTGCCTCCTACATATAAATTAAAATCATCTTCGCTGTGTAAACTAATTCTACTTTCACTGTAGACATCAATGTCGCCTGCAGAATTCATTTGTATCCAACTAGTGCCGGCGTGATTGCCAATGTATACAATATTACTAGTATCATTTATTAATATTTGAGCGCCGCCTTTACTTCTCCAGCGCATTAGTTTATTTTCGCCTGCTGCTCTATTTTTATCAGCAACTAATACATCCTCATCATTGCGGGTACCATCATCCATAACAAAACTATGTCCGCCGGGTGTGTTAAACCCAAACAAATTTATAGGAGACTCTCTTCTGGATCCACTACTGGTTAATCCTCTAACACTATCTAGTCCAAGCCCTTGTATTGCTAATTGATCTGATACAGGGTGTCTGACTTTTTTTGTAGTATTTGACACAGCGACACCTGCATCTAAACTAGGACCGATAGTTGTTTGCCCACCTTCTGCTAATTCGCCTGCGGGTATACCTGGTATTTGACCTGCTCTGCCAGCGTCTTGTAATACGCCTAATAAGAATCCCTCTTGGTCAGCGCCTGTAAATGCAACTAGTACTTCACTGCCTGGGGCTGGTGGATGCGTTATCATACCGTACTGATTACTATATCCTTGGTCTTGTATAGAGCCGCCAAAATTCATCAAGCGTCTGACTCGATGATATTGTCTTCTAACATCGTCGTTATCTTTTTCAGTAACAACTTGGTGACCTATTAGTTCTACATTAATGTGGCCTTGGAATGTATCATCTTTGATAGCTACGACTTTTGCAACAAATACACCGTTAAGTTGCATAATTGCGCCAGCGCTACCTCCTCGATAATACCTATCGGGAATGCCAGTACTTTCACTGTCTTTGCCTGTGTATTTCATACTATGCTCTTCCTTGTGCTATATCTGCTAACCATTTTGGTGCGTTTTTAGATCTAAACGTACCATTGTCCAACGGGCCGCCCCAGTATTGTGTATATCCTTTTTCTGGATAAGAACGGTCGATATGAAATGTATTGTCTCCCATGTATCCGTTACCTGCGCCTATTCCAGTTGCACCTGCTAAACGACTTTGATTTATAAAGTTTTGTATTATGGGTAAGTCATTGGGGTTGTTGATGTCCAATGGTGTTGATCTCCCTGGAACAAATAACTGAACATCTGCTGCCATACCGTTATCGTGTCTGCGACTTCCTGTTCTATTAGGGCCACTGCTTGGTTGACCGCCACTGGTAACAACAACATTTACACCACTGTTTATACCAGCTGTTTCTAGTATCCTAACCACACTGGGATCTACTGCTTGATTTCTAATACCATTTTGCGCTTGTGTAACTACTCCAGACCCAGTTCCGTTTTCAAATTCACCAACACCACTACCGCTCGTAGTGCTGGTAGTTGATCCTTCGCTGCCGCCATCGCCTTGTTCTTCATTGACAAATCTGTCAGCAAGTTGATTATATTCATTGAGATCAATTTGACCAGATGTAAGCTCAGATAACAATAATCCAACATTGGAATTAGTATCTCTAAATGTATCTAACATCATTATAAATTGTCCATCTTGGTATCTTGCTTGCACTTGTGTTACTCTATACAATCCTGTTATACCAAAATCTTTTTCTGGTATGTTTACTAGTCCTGTGTTATCTTCTGGATAAGTTGGAAAATTTAAGTCTAAGAAAAAGCTATTGCCTCCTCTGGTATATTCAGCATTATTTTGAATATTTTTATTACCTGCGCCTTTGGGTTTACCCAACCAATAAGGATCACCTCTAACTGTAATTATCATAGTTGCCAGATCTGCTAAACTATTAAGGTTAATTTCAACTGCGCCTAACATAACTGTACCTACACTATCTCCTTTGTCGGGTCCAGCAGTAGCTTTACTATTAACAGCATTTGCTATAAAAGTTAATGGCAAATCTTCTGCTTCTTCAAATGCTCTATCAACAGCAGCAGTACTTACTACATCACTTTGAGTAATGTATCTATTTTGTAAACGTTGAATTCTAGGCGTAACTTGATTATCCTTTAAGAATGGTTCAAGAAGTTCAGATCTCTCATCTTGGATACGTTCTTTTTCTTGCTGTAGTTGTTCTGTTTTTTCGTTAATAACAGCTATCTCATTTAATAATCTATCCCGCAGCGCGGGCTCTCGGAGCGCCGGGTGATCACTAAGATTTCCAAGTTCTAATTCTAATTTACTTTTGTCAGCGTTATTCTTGTTTATCTTTGCTGTTATTTCACTTATCGTCCCGATCCGATCCGCTACCGGTTGTACTCGTGAATTTATTTTTGCAAACATTTGATCGCTGAATTGCACAGCACCTTGGTGTAGTGCTTGTAATTGATAGTAGGTATTGTTAAGTTGAATGTCTAGATTCAATACTTCAGTATTTAAACCTGTATAAGTGTAGTCGAATTTTTTCCTTAACAGTCCATTGCGCACAATGTTTTTGAGTCTTTCTTGTTGTAGTGTTTTGGTTTTATAAAGTTCTAGATAACTCACCGGATCGTGTATAAGTTCTGGAGTAATATATTGTCCTACTGTATACTTTATAAATTTTTGATAATGCTTACGTAACGGATCATAGTTCTGATACTCAACATCTGTTGCGAGTTTCATCCAGCTAGAAAGTTTTGATAATTTTTCAGGCCGAGCAGTTCCGTCTTCAGGATTTTGTTTACCACTACTACCGTCGAATATAGGTAGCTTTTGAAATTCTGTCGTTTGATATAATGCAGTAGCAAGTGCTGCAACAATACTTGTACCTTGTGGGAAATTAAATTTTAGTGTTCCGTTACCACTGACACTTATTGCTCTAGTGCCTGTTTCATCATCTATGCCTTGTGTAGCACCAAATTCCCAATCTCCCCAATGGCTAACTTCTTGATCTAATACAAATTCATATCTATTAGGGTAAAACTGGCTAGTACTAGAAGATACTCTGTATAATTCTTGTTCTTGGACTTTTTCTTGAAATGCTTTTAAAAAATCACCATATGTACTAGCTTCTACATCTATATCTGATGGCAAATGCAAACTAACTTTACTGTATGCATCATTTTCTACTTCGATAAAATTCCCAACATACGTAGTCCCGCCGTCTCTATAGTCTAAAGTTAAATCTAGTAATACACAACTGTAATAATATGGTCCTATTATATTACTAACAGCTACACCATCGTCAGTATATCCTTTAAAGTTAAGTTCTAACAAGTATGTTGCTTTTAAGTGATTTTCAATATCTAACTTTCTAGCAGCAAATAGTATTCTATTAAACAGTGTAACACCACCAGGTTCTACTAGGCGGATATTAAATTGGTTAGCTACACTATTTCTATCTGCTTTTGAGAATGCCAGTACCATATTCTGCTCAACGCTGTCGATGTTGATTTCAGTTTCAACTCCGCTGTCAGCTAATACAATAGTACGATCTGCTTTTATATTATCATCAAATTTAGTAGCTTCTGTAGGATGCACCATGTGAATCTTCCAATTATATGTGTAATTGGCAAATTTGTTGAGTATATTTTCTTCGTAGAAATTTGTTGCGGCCATTAATTAACTCCCGAAGGATTGAATGTTTTTGGTACTTCAATTATCTTTCCACTGGTAAAGTCCATTATCGGGTCTTTGATTGCATCTCTATTGTAGTGTACGAATATCCACCATAGTCTACTATTACCGTATAAATCGTATGCAAGTAAGTCAGGACGTCTATTATATTTTTGCTGTATAACTAGCTTTCGTTTTGCTGAGTTTAAATTCTTAGAAGTAACAGTAGGATTATATAATTCCAAATACTTTCTATTCACAGCAGTATTTGCATAATTACTACTTTGTTTATACTTAGGGGTTGCCATCAGATAAACCCTCCTGTGTATGCATTACCATTAATAAATTGTCCGGTACTATATTCATTCTTCTGCCTGTCAGGTGTGTTCTGAACCATAAGATCAATTGCAAAGCTCATAACTGTGGGAATCTGTTGTCCGTTTACATCTTTGAGATCTACGTTGCTATCAAATGTAGTACTAAAATTTGAAATGACAACTCTAATTCCAGACGTACTACTTATTGCTTGTGGTGCACCTAATACTTGCGATCCGAAACTACTAAATCTTAAAACAGGAGGTGGCGTGCCTGCTACAGGTACGTTACCTATATCGCCCATGCCGCTAAACATTTTTGTCACACTTCTGAAAAAATGTAGTACAGCTAAGGTATATTCCGCTTCTTCTTGTGTAACACTAGCAAATTGTGCCATAAGTTGTATACTAGGAGATGGTGTGTTTCTATAAGCATTGTATGTATAATTGGTATGTGTTAGGTCATAAGGACTATAACTTACACTTTGACTATATGTGATGTCAGGCTGATAAGGAAACACTATGCCAAGACCTGCGCCGCTAGCAGTTCGCAACGGAGACAATAAAGGACTGTCGTAGTAACCAACTGCCCCTTTAGGCAACATCAATCTAGTTTTGTTTTCAGCTAGCACTGCCATTTAGTTTATCCTTAATAAAATTAAACACGTTTTCATTGATACTTCCAAAAAACTCTCTGAACTTCATCATTTTTTGATTATCATTGAGACTTTCATTTTTCATAACTGTTCTGAAATCAGTAGCACTCATGCCACCTTCTTGTATCGGAACTTCATATATGTATCCTGCTTGATCACTGGGTACCATTTCTTCTCCAGGAGTATAATCTCTGAGATAGTTGCCGCCTTTTAAGCGTCCTGCATCTTTGGCACTGAATACCAATACAATAGCAGTGTTAGTCGGGTCTTTGCCTGTTAAACTTACATCCGGTCTATAAGGACTAGTCTTAACAATCTGGTTAGCAGGTATATTAAACATCTCTGTCATAATACCTGTTTTTTCTTCGTAGCTGAATGGGTCTTTTTCAGGAGTTGCATTCTTGGCTATTGTAGTAGCGATAAATACGTTAGAGGAGCCAAACTGTTCTACTAGATCCATATAAACTTTATGATGACCTTTATGCATAGGCTGAAACCTGCCGCCGTAAAAAACAGCAATATCAGTTGCTATATCTTCCGTTAAATGTGTATATCTCATCAAACTCTCCTATGTATGTATTTATAGCAGAATTAAGTGCGTATTGATTGACAAATTGAATTATCGAACATATACTATAACTAATTTTAAGGAAACACTATGAAAAAACAAAAATATTTAAACAACAAGGACATGCTCAAAGAAATACACAAAAGTAAACTCAGTTTTTGTAGCAGTCACGATGAAGAATATAATAGATTTGATACAATTGTCGAAGACATTGCAGATGTGAATAATCCTGAATTTATACAACTAGCTAAAGAAAGCAGAGCTCATCAGCTAAGTTTACAAGCATATGAATCAGCGTATTGGGATTGGTTCGATAACAACGGCAAAGCTAGTCAGAAACCCAAACAGATTACATATAAAATCGATCCAGATACAATTGAAGAAAACACGCTTATTTTTCGTTTGATGACATTTGATCATGTACCGCTAGAACCTGGAAGAAAAAGCAAACCTAAAACTACCGCAGATCACCATGCAAAGTGTAACTTCCCACCTTTCCAACACTATGCTTATGTGAACGGAGAACTTACAGAAGTACTCCGCAGTCACTGGGAAGGCGGATTCGATAATGGACATTTCAATACACAGCATGGCAAGATCACTAATAACCTAGCAAAAATGTATATTAAACTATGCGAACGTTACAGTATGCGCAGCAACTGGCGTGGTTATACATATGTAGATGAAATGCGTAGTCATGCACTACTACAGCTATCGCAAATTGGACTACAGTTCAATGAACTTAAAAGTCAAAACCCGTTTGCATATTACACTGCCGCAGTTACAAACAGTTTTACAAGAGTGTTGAACTTGGAAAAGCGTAATCAAAACATCAGAGATGACCTACTACAAGAAAATGGTCAGATGCCTAGCTGGACACGCCAAATTGAACACGAAATGGCAGAACGTGCTAAGTGGGACGAAGCCGCAGACAAAGAACGCAAAGAACACGGCTTCAACATTTAGGTTGACATCACACACATTATCAGTTAATGTAAGTACAAAGTAGACATTCTTTGAACGGAGAACCATGACATTCTTTAGTAAAGCCGCATGTTTTACAGACATACATTTTGGCAACAAAAACAACAGCAAACAACACAATCGAGATTGTGCCGACTTTGTTGATTGGTTTATTGAACAAAGCGAAGATTGTGAAACCTGTATATTCTTAGGCGACTGGCATCATCACAGAGCTAGCGTAAATGTTAGTACACTCAATCACAGTGTTGAAAATGTAGGTAAACTCAGTCGTGCATTCAAGCATGTATATATGATTATGGGTAATCATGATCTATACTATCGTGAGAAACGTGACTTAAACAGTTTACCATATGCAGGACTATTTGAAAATGTAACACTAGTCGAGGATATGATGGTGCAAGACGATATTGCACTTGTGCCTTGGCTAGTAGGAGACGAATGGAAAGGCTTACAAAAGACCAAGTGTCGATATATGTTTGGACACTTCGAACTTCCTTTCTTTAAGATGAATGCAATGGTTGAGATGCCAGATCACGGCGGCATCAATGCACAACATCTACAAGGCCCCGAGTATGTGTTCAGTGGACACTTCCACAAACGACAAGCCAAAGGCAACGTACACTACTTAGGTAGCCCGTTTGGTCATAACTATGCTGACACATGGGACGATGACAGAGGCATGATGAAACTGGAATGGAATGGTGTACCTGAGTATATAGATTATCCAGGCCCGCGATATAGAACTGTTCCTCTTAGCAGATTAATCGACGAACCTGACGTTATTCTAAATCAACACACTTATTGTCGTGCTACATTAGACATTAACATCAGTTATGAAGAAGCAAGTTTTATCAAAGAAACTTTTAGCCAACAGTACAACGTTAGAGAGATAGCGTTGATCCCCAGCAAAAAGGAAGAGCATGCACAGGATTGGAAAGTTGTAGACGATATCGAAGTTGAAAATGTAGACCAGATAGTGTACAATAGTTTAAACGCTGTAGACAGCGAAATGATAAACAAGAAAATTCTAGTAGATATATATAACTCCCTATGATTACATTAAATGACTTAACCGTAAAGAACTTTATGAGTGTCGGCAACGTTACACAAGCTGTGCGTTTTAATGACAATGGACTAACATTGGTACTAGGTAATAACTTAGACTTAGGCGGAGATGGAAGTAGAAATGGTACTGGCAAGACCACTATCATTAACGCACTCAGTTATGCTATCTATGGAAACGCACTCACAAACATTCGCAAAGACAATCTTGTTAATAAAACCAACAGCAAAGGTATGTTGGTTACGCTGGATTTTGAAAAAGATGGTGTAAAATATCGCATCGAACGAGGCAGAAAGCCTAATGTGCTTAAATACTATGTCAACGAACAAAACGTTGATGATGACGAAGCACAAGGTGAGAACCGTCAAACTCAAGCACAAATAGAAAAACTATTTGGTATGAGCCACGATATGTTCAAACACATTGTTGCACTTAACACATATACCGAACCTTTTCTCAGTATGCGAGCAAATGATCAACGAGCGATCATCGAACAGCTACTAGGTATTACAGAACTTAGTGAGAAAGCAGAAGTACTCAAAGAACAGCAAAGGCTGACAAAAGATGCAATCAAGCAAGAAGAATATAGAATTAATGCAATTGAAGAGGCAAATGCCAGGATTGAAAAAAGTATTGGTGATTTGGAGCGGAGGCAAAACATCTGGCGAGATAAACAATCAAATGATGTCAAAGTTATTAAGAACCAAATCAACACCCTCGAAAAAATAGATATACAAACTGAGCTTGACAATCATGCACTACTAAACGATTACCTCGAAAAGAAAACACAAGTAACTACATTAGAAACAGAAATTACAAAACTAGTAAACAGTATTACTAGAGAACAAAAGCGTTTAGAAAAAGCACAAAAGGATTTAATAGCAACCCAGCAGCATGAATGTTACGCATGCGGTCAGAGTATTCACGACAGCAAACACGAAGAAATACTCAAAACAAAACAAGAAGCAGTTAGTGAATCGCAACTACATATTGACACTGATACTGATCTTAAAACAGAATATCAAAGTGCGTTAGTAGAACTTGGTGAACTAGGTGTGATGCCAGTTACACATTATAATAAACTGCAAGAAGCACTTGAGCATCAAAACACTGTTAACAATTTAAAAACAGAAGCTGAACGCATTGCATCAGACACCGACACTTATCAAGAACAAGTTGATGCATTACGTGAAACAGGTATGCAGGAAATTACTTGGCAAGATATGAATGATTTGACTGTTCTAAAAGATCATCAAGACTTCCTATACAAACTGCTAACAAACAAAGACAGTTTTATTCGAAAACGTATCATTGAACAGAACTTGCAATACTTAAACAGCAGACTAGCTTATTATTTGACTAAACTAGGCTTGCCGCATGAAGTGCAGTTCCAACCAGACTTAACTGTGGAGATCACTGAGCTTGGCAGAGAGTTAGACTTTGATAACTTGAGTCGTGGAGAACGCAATAGACTCATACTTGGGTTAAGCTGGGCGTTTAGAGATGTATTTGAAAGTATGAATACACCAATGAACTTTCTTGCTGTTGACGAACTGATTGATAGTGGCATGGATACCAACGGAGTAGATGCAGCACTAGGAGTTCTCAAAAAGATAGAACGTGAGCGTAACAAAAATATCTTCCTTATCTCACACAGAGATGAACTTGTGGGTCGTGTAAACACAATACTGCAAGTTGTTAAAGAAGGTGGGTTCACAACATTTAGTACAGATACGGAGTTTGTAGATGCAGAATGACGACGATTTTAATATATCAGATATATCCATAGATAGTTTTAATAACAAAGATGTTAAAGGAGACGATGATTTCGAAAGTTGGATCGCTGACAATACAATTACTTGTACTACTGATACTAGTACATTAACACTTGGCAATGCTTATACTATTACTACTGATGTAAATTCGAAAAAAAAGATACAAAATCTCAAATACAGTATGCCAATAGATTTGTTGTACAAATGGTTCCCACAAGAAGTAAAGGAGTACGAAGAGAATGACGACCAAGTTCCTTTTTGATGTAGACGGCACACTTACAGATGCACGTAAACCCATCGATCCTGAATTTGAAAAGTTTATGTTAGACTTTATTTGCAATCATCACTGTATAATTGTAACAGGCAGCGATAGACCTAAAACACTAGAACAGATTGGTTTAACACTCACTAATACATTTAGTAGGGTGTATCATTGTAGCGGTAATCATATGTTTATCGGTGCACAAGAACAACGTAGAAACACATGGAAACTGTCTGAAGAGCAATATAAATTTTTAGAAGATCAGCTTGATAGAACTAAGTATTCAGAAAAAACTGGTAACCATATTGAACAAAGAATAGGCACTGCCAACTTTAGTATTTGCGGGCGTAATGCTGATTGGAATCAACGTGCTCAATATGTAGAATGGGAAGAACACAATCATGCTAGAGAAATAGTAGCACTTGCATTCAATGAACAGTTCGATGATGTCGTTGCTCAAATTGCCGGAGAAACTAGTTTAGATATTTTTCCCGTTGGCTGTGACAAAGGCCAAGTACTCAATGACTACAAAGACTCGAGAACTATCTTTTTTGGAGACAATTGTTTTCCAGGCGGAAACGATCACTCTGCTGCACAAGCAAGCACACATTTTCATCAGATTGACAGAGGTTATAAACAAACCTGGGAAATCTTAAAAAAGAAGTACATTTAGGTTGACATTGATGGTTAAAGGCATATATACTAATTACTATATAAACATATGCAATGGACTTATCAAGACAAAATTGTTGAACAAATACCAGAGGAATACGTAGGATTTGTATACCTCATAACCAATACCACGAACGGTAAAAAGTACATTGGCAAAAAACTGGCACAATTTAAAGTAACTAAAAAACCACTCAAAGGCAGAAAAAACAAAAGGCGTTCAACTAAAGAAAGTGACTGGAAGACCTACTGGGGAAGCAGTGACAAGTTAAACGCAGATGTTGAAAACTTAGGCAAAGAAAACTTTACAAGAGAAATACTTTACTTCTGTACAGGCAGAGGCGAAATGAGTTACCTAGAAGCTAGGGAGCAATTTGATCGTAAAGTTTTAGAAACAGATGAATATTACAACGGCATAATAAATGTCCGCGTTGGCGGATCTAAGGCACTTGTAGAATCTCTAAACAGACACCAGTCATAACATACCCTCTTTACAAAAAGCATTGAGAAGTCGCCATTGGTTTGGTTAGACAACGGAACTTGCTGAGGGACACAAACCAAAAGAGTGGGCTCTACTGTGCCATTGTAACCCACGGATATCCAATAATGTTGACGTTATAGCATTTGGAGTTTCTGCGTCTTAAGCAGTGAGTAAAGGGGTAGCGCAAGACCGCCTCTGCCTAGCAATAGGTTTCACTATAACGGAGCGATCTGGAGCGGGGTAATGACCTTTAGCTTTTTTTTTGCACTTGGCTGTAACAAGCTAAGTGCGACTGAAAACAGGGTAATAACTAATCATAATAAAAATTATATCTAAGAAAGAAATATCATACGAAATGAAATGAGTATGACGATGAGCTTTAGCTCTTCGAAGAAACATTAAAAAGTTTTACGATTAGTTCCTTTAGATTGTTCTCTTGCTTGTTTTTCTAATTCAACTTTCTCTTGCATACATTCTTGAATCTCTTTAACTTGTTGCATTGTCATATTGTGTAAGTCTTGAACTGTATAACTTCCATTCGAATAAAGTGCTATTTGATTAACTACTTTGCGTATTTTTTTGCGTTCTTGATCATAACTTTCAACTAACTGATTTATTTTTTCAGGAGTTATTGCTCTTGTAATCTGTTGCCGAAAAAAAAAGCTGGATTAAACTCAACTTTACCTTTGAAACTTTGTAAACATTCTTCATTGTTGCATACAAACTCAAATTCGTTACTGATTCCGTTTTGATTAACATCTCCACATATTTTTTGTAGTGTATCGATAGTTTTTTTGTTACTGTTAGATAGCCATTCTATAATATGTTCTATGTCTACAACTTTTGTATCATCTGGTAATTTTATGTATTCAATTGCATCAGCTAGTATTGCTAATTGTGCAGCGGCAGCTATTTGTATACTATTGCCATATCTTGTTTTCAAATCGTCAGTTAACACACTATCCTGGTTTTGTATTTCTTGTAACATTCTAGCTGTTTCAACTGTCTTTAGTGTATTTGCTGATATACTTTTTAACGTGTTGGGTTTGATAGAGATAACTAATTCTTGTAGTTCTATCTCTTTTTTATCTGTGTTAAACGTAACATTGCTCAATACCTGCGCTAGATTAATTTCGTAACTGTTTGGTGTTTCGCAGTGTGTACACTGTGTTTCCACTGACATTTTTTTATCATAAGTTGCAGCTCTACTTGCTAGCAAAAGTACATCTACATCTGGCATAGCTATTTCGTAAGGATCTACAATGTCTGGACAAATACTTTGAAACAGTTCAAATAAACTTTCACCGTTGTACAAGCTGTCAGGTATATTCATACGTATTTCGTCTTGTAATGTCATTGGGTATACGCCGATCTCGCCTTCTTGTGTTAGCTTGGGTGGCGTGGTATACCATTTACCTTGTGTGGGTAATTTTACGTATATTTCTTTATTTCGATAGAAATTTGCTAATGGATTATCTGACATGTTTCCGCCTATAAATAACAGTATATAAAAGTATTTATCATAGTTAAGTGAGCAGTTAATGGCAATAATTTCAATACCAATAGGGGGTAGACCTGTACCAATAGAAGTACCTGATTTTGCTATGGAAGGTACTCAACGAGATCTACTAGATGTATCTAAAAGTATACGTGATGCATTAGGTGGTGTTAAAACAGGCGGCGATTCAACTCAGCGGGCAGTTAATAATTTGTCTAAAAGTATAGAACAAGGTAACGCTGCACAAAAAAGTTTGTTGAGTAAAATGACTTCTCGAATCGGAGGCGCGACAAATTCGGCTTCTGGAGCGGCGGCTGGAATATCAAGATTAGGTGACGAGACCAAAGCTGGCGCTTTCAGTCAACGGATTTTTGATGCGATGGGTATGGCCAATTTTGGCGTTCAGTTTGGCATGGCATTCGGCTATGCTGAAGAACTAGGTGAAGTAATGAATAAAACTGCCAGAGTTGGTGTTAATTTTGGCGATAAGTTAATTGAAGTACAAGCCCAAGCAGGTAATCTAGGACTTACACTTGATCAATTTGGTAAAATAGTCGGCACCAACGGTGCTGTTATGGCAGGACTAGGAGACACCACAAGTCAAGGCATGCACCGATTTTTAGAATTAGGAAAGGCTGTGCGTGACGGCACTAGAAATTTTGGATTCTTTGGAATGAAATCCGACGAAATGGCTATGATATTAGCAGATGAATTAGAAATTAGACGTCAAACAATCGGCACAGAAGGTTTGAGAAATCTTAAAACTGGCGAGTTTACTGATCAGATGGTCGAAACTTTAAAAATTAATGAAGCAATGGCAGCTATTACAGGGCAAGACGTACAGGAACGAAGAAAAGCAGGTATGGAAGCTCGCAAGGGTGCAGTAGCACAGAGTTATCTGTCAGAGCAAACCATGCATACCCAACAACAATTTGCACGACTAGCAGAGTCTTTGGGTTCAATGGGTCCTCAAGGTAAAGAGCTGAGTGACGCTATACTGACAGGGATAGCAACTGGCATTCCCGCCAACGCATTTGCTCCTCAACTCATTAGGTTTTTCGGAGAAGGTGCACAGGATTTAATTAACTTTGTAACTAATAGTCTTGGTGATGCTTCGATAAGCACAGAAGATTTTGCTGTACAAAGTCAAGAACTAGTGTCAAATCTTAAAAAAAGTGGTATACTAGATCCGCAGCAATTCCGGATAATGGCAACGTTTGGAAATTCGGCTGCAGAAGCAGTTCTAGCTATTCAAGCCAGAACTCAATCAATAGACAATGTTACTAAAGCATATGAAGAAGCAATAAATGAAACTGTAGGAAATGCAGAAAAAAATAAAGGTCTACGGGGTCTGGCTAGTACTATGGATGAAGTTGCAGCATCTATAAAAGCCTCAACAGGTATTTTTATTCAATCAATGACTGGAACTGATGGGATAGCAAATCTAGGCGAAGCCATTGGCGGCATGGCTGAAGGATTTAGTAGCAAACTCTCCGACCCTAACAGTGAGTTTCAAAAATTAATTGTCGCTGCTGGTACAGCATTCGGACAAACGGCTATACGTCCGATGATGCGAATGTTAGGTATAGAAGATGCAGGCTCTTTCCAGCTGGCTATGGATGCGATGTTGATTGCTTCACAAGTTGCAGGCGTTGCTGGACAAGATAAACTCGCACAGCTACTAGCGGGACCTACTAATGCGAATGCTTTAATATCAGGGATAGAATCATATGCGAATCTGAATATGAGTAACATGAACGACCCATCCAGCCGTGCAGCTCTCGACGCCATTAAAGAAGAGCTTCGCAAACGTGATGATCCAAACACAACGCAAAATGAAGGGCCAGAGATGGCAACTGTTATGAGACTTCTTAAAGAGCTGCACGGCGCACTGAACGCAAACTAACAGTTGACAAAACGTATAAATATTAGTATAATGAAACAAAAGAGATTCACATGAGCTGGAAAAAACACTTTACAGTATACGGCGGACAAGAAGCTGGGGGCATGAAACCTAGTAGTTCTAGTCGTTTTCAAAGCTGGCTACCGGAAGTATACAGCGGTCAACCAAATAGAGTTGAGCGTTATGCACAATATGATCAAATGGACATGGACAGTGAAATCAATGCTGCTCTTGATATTATCAGTGAATTTAGCACACAGCTAGACGAAACAACTAATGTTCCTTTTAAAATTGAATTCAAGGAAACTGCTACAGAAAGCGAAAGCAGAATTCTTGAGCAAACACTACAACAATGGTGTAGTCTGCAAGATTGGGACAAACGTATTTTTAGAATGTTCCGTAACACTGTTAAGTACGGGGATCAATTTTTTATCAGAGATCCAGAAACATGGGAATTATACTATGTAAATCCTGTAGATGTTACCAAAAGCATTGTTAACGAAGCCAAAGGTAAACGTCCAGAACAATACATAATGAAAAATCTTGATGTTAATATGCAAGAAAAAACAGTTAGTCAGCCTGTGCAACATTCTCAAACATATGGCACAGTTAACAGTATGATGCGTGGACAAACACTGGACCGCGGAGCATATGGTGCTAATAATAGCGCAGACTACAGTAATAGTCTAGGAACTATACAAGAATATAATGTAGATGCAACACATGTTGTACACATGGGTCTCACCGAAGGCATGGACAACAATTGGCCCTTTGGTTCCAGTATTTTAGATCCAATCTTTAAAACCTACAAGCAAAAAGAACTACTAGAAGATAGTATTATTATCTATCGAGTACAACGTGCTCCAGAGCGTAGAGTATTTTATGTTGACGTGGGTAATATGCCTCCCAACAAAGCTATGGGTTTTGTTGAGCGTGTCAAAAACGAAATACACCAAAAGCGTATTCCTAACAAAACAGGTGGCGGCACAACTATTATGGATGCTGCATATAATCCATTAAGTATTATGGAAGACTACTTTTTTGCCCAAACTGCTGAAGGCAGAGGTAGTAAAGTTGAAGTATTACCAGGCGGTGAGAACCTCGGTCAAATTGATGACTTGCGTTACTTTACAAACAAAATGCTAAGAGCATTACGTGTTCCTAGCAGTTATTTGCCAACAGGTCCAGATGATGGTACTGCAACACATGTTGATGGAAGAGTAGGTACTGCATTTATTCAAGAGTATAGATTTAATCAATACTGTATGAGATTACAAAATACTATTGCTCCTACTATGGACAAAGAATTTAAACTGTTTATGAAAAACAAAGGTCTTAGCATTGATGCTAGCTTGTTTGATCTTAAATTTGTAGAGCCACAGAGCTTTAGTCAATACAAAGAAATTGAAATACATGCTGCAAGAGCTAACGTATTCAGTGGACTTGAAGGTGTTCCTTACATGAGTAGAAGATTCTTAATGGAGAAATACTTAGGTATGACCGAAGCAGAAATACTTAAAAATGAACGTATGTGGGCAGAAGAAAATGCCAGTGGTATAACACCAGAAGGCCAGGATATGCCTGGATTAGGTAACGTTGGTGTAAGAGGATTTGATATTCCAGATGGTGGAGATGTTGACATTGATGTTGATGCTGCATCAGCTGATGATGAGGGTGCTAGTCCAATTAGTGGAGCAGAAGCAACCGGGGGTGATGAAAATGCGTAGTACAGAAATATTAAACGAGTATTATGATGCGGAAGAAGACAATTATAATAATAGACAAATAGACGATACCCGCAAAGGTAGGCTTACACTAAAGCACATAAATCGTCTAAGAAAACAACGTGAAGTGCATAATATTGAACATGCATCACGAATGGAAAACATTAAAAAAGTTTACGCTAAACCCGCAGGCTAATATATTTTCACACAGTTTTTACTTATCTTATGAACTTATTCATAAAATACCCATTTTTTAGGGTGTTTCTAAAGCAAAACGTCTTGGTGTGTTAAATATAGATGTAAACCATCTTGGTAAGCCTGTAATTTTTTAAGGAGAAAGATATGAGCGAACATAAGGAATCTTTAGTAAAGGTTCTCGAGTATCTCGTTAACGATGAGCAAGACAAAGCTGCTGATCTCCTACACAACGTATTTGTTGAGAAAGCCAAAAACCATTGGTCAAGTATCACCGAAGACGATGAGGTAGTAGAAGACGAGATTTCTGAAGAGGATCTAGACGAAACGATCGATCTTGATGAAGCTGACGATGATAGCAATGAGGACGAAGTCGAAGAAGCAATTAATGTTTCTGATGACGAAGAAGATTTCCTTAGCGATATCGAAACAGCAGAAGAAGAAATTGATCAAGAAGAAATCATGGACGACGAGGACATGGACGATGCTGCTCCAGAAATGGAACTAGCTATGGACATGGAACCAGAAGCAGAAGAAGGCGATGACGACGAAGCCGGCGATGCAGAAGAAGCCATGGACAACGTAGAAGATGCAATTGCAGAACTACGTGCAGCATTTGCTGATATGATGGACGATGAGCCAGCTGACGATATGGATGAGCCAGAAATGGAAGAATCTGTAGAGCCAATGGAAGAAGGCGCCACACTTTCAGCAGTTAGTGTTTCACACAGTGACAACAGTGACACAGCAAGCCCAGTAGCCAAAGGCGCTGGAAATGCACATGCTAAACCACACCCAACTGATACAAAAGACGGCCCTAAAGCTAGTGCCCCTGCTGTAAAAGATATGGGCGTAACTGGTCCTCAAGAAGCTGGTAAACTAAGCCCTGCGCCAAGTGCAAAGAGTGAAGTTACCAAAAGCGACAGTCCAATTAGAGGAATGAAGTAATATGTATACCTCGCTAAAAGAACACTTAACATTTAGACAAGCAAACATTGTTACCGAAAGCATCGAAGAAGCTAACGGTGGCAAGAGCTTGTATATGAAAGGTATCTTTATTGAAGGCGATGTACGCAACCAAAACAATCGTATCTACACCAAAGAAGAAATTCATAATGCTGTTAAAGCAATCAATGAAAAAATTAAAGGTGGATACAGTGTATTAGGCGAAGCCGATCATCCAGATGATCTTAATATTAATTTAGATCGTGTATCACACATTATCACAGAAATGGATACTGATGGTGCAAATGGTATTGGTAAGCTGAAATTATTACCTACTCCAATGGGAAATATTTGTAAAACCCTTATAGAGAGTGGATGTAATTTAGGCGTGTCTAGCCGAGGCAGTGGCAACGTTGACGATAAAGGCATAGTAAAAGATTTTGAAATCATTACAGTTGATATTGTTGCAAATCCAAGTGCTCCAAGTGCTTATCCCGATCCAATTTATGAAAGAATTATGAATCATAACCGGGGAAACGTACTAATGGATGTCGCTGAGGCAACTAGACATGATAAAGGCGCACAACGTTATCTCCAGGAAGAGGTAACAAACTTTATTAAAAACCTGAAGTATAGGAGAGATTAATATGGCTCATGCAATGGATGAACTATTAAACTCAAACACGCTCTCCGAAGAGGTCAGGTCTTCGTTATCTGAAGCTTGGGAAACCCAACTAACGGAAGCTCGTGAGACAATCACAGCTGAACTTAGAGAAGAATTTGCAGCTCGTTATGAAAATGACAAGTCGCAGATTGTTGAAGCTATGGATACAATGATTGGCGATGTTATTTCTAAAGAACTCGAAGAGTTCAAAGAAGACAAAGCCAAAGTTGCAGAAGATCGTGTATCATATCGCAAGCACATGAAAGAGCATTCAAAAATGCTTGATTCATTTGTGATGGATACACTTCGCAAAGAAATTAATGAACTTCGCGAAGACCGCAAGTTGCAAGAAACTAACATGTCTCAATTAGAGGGATTTGTTATGGAGCAACTTACGAAAGAGCTTAACGAGTTTCATGATGACAAACGCTCACTAGTTGAAGCAAAAGTCAAAATGATAAAAGAAGGCAAAGAAGTAATCAACGAAACTAAACGTCAGTTTATTGCAAAATCTGCTGAGAAGATTGAGAACATTCTTGAAAATACTATTAAGAATGAACTTACTACATTACGTGAAGATATTCAAGTTGCTAAACAGAATACGTTTGGTCGCAAGATTTTCGAAACGTTTGCAGCAGAGTTTATGAGCAGCTACCTCAATGAAGGTACTGAAGTTGCAAAACTAAACAAAGCAATGGATGAACTACAAGTTAAACTTGAAGAATCTAAAGCACAAATCGCTGAAAAAGAAGTACAGTTAACAGAATCAGCCCGCGATGCTCGCATCAAAGCTGATGTTGCTGAACGCAAAGCTGTCATGCAAGAGATGATGGCCCCACTTAATAAACAGCAAAAAGAAATAATGAGTGCATTACTTGAAAGTACTAATACAGACAAGTTACAAAACGCATTTAATAAGTATCTACCATCAGTATTGAAGGAAGATGCGACCCCAAGTAAGAAGGTACTAAGTGAAAATTCGAAAGAAGTCACTGGAAATAAAGAAGCATTAACCGAATCAGCAGAAGCTGAAAACGGCGCAGATATTGTTTACCTTCGTAAGCTAGCCGGTATTAGTTAAGGAGACCGAAAATGGCAGACAACCTAATGGAAAATTGGAGCGCAACTAAAGCAGCTCTAACAGACGGTCTAACTGGAACGAAAAAAATGGTGATGGAAACAACACTTGAGAACACTAAGAACTACCTCGCAGAGGCAGTTACAGCTGGTGCTACTCAAAGTGGAAACATTGCAACATTAAACAAAGTAATCCTTCCAGTAATTAGACGTGTCATGCCAACAGTTATCGCCAACGAAATCGTTGGTGTACAGCCTATGACAGGCCCTGTTGGACAAATTCACACACTACGTGTGCGTTACGCTGAAACATTTGACAGCGCAACAGCAGGCGATGAAGCATTAAGCCCATTCGCAATTGCAAACGGTTATTCAGGTGATGCAGCAACCAATCGCGGTGCAGCAACATCAGCTTTAGAAGCAGAAGCAGGTAAAAAACTTAGCATTCAAGTTCTAAAACAAACTGTTGAAGCAAAATCACGTAAGCTCAGCGCACGTTGGACTTTCGAAGCAGCACAAGACGCACAAAGCATGCATGGTCTTGACGTTGAAGCAGAAATTATGCAAGCACTTGCACAAGAAATTACTGCTGAAATCGATCAAGAAATCATTTCAAGCCTAACAAGTCTTGCTGGTGGTACAGATACATACGCTCAAGGCGGCGTATCAGGTACAGCTACATTTGTTGGTGACGAGCATGCAGCTCTTGCAGTTCTTATCAACAAAAATGCAAACACAATTGCAGCACGTACAAGACGTGGCGCAGGTAACTGGGCAGTAGTTAGCCCAACAGTACTTACAGTACTACAAAGTGCAACAACTTCAGCTTTCGCAAGAAGCACAGAAGGTACGTTTGAAGCACCAACAAATACTAAGTTTGTAGGTACTCTAAACGGCACAATGCGTGTATATGTTAACCAGTATGCAGCCAACGACGATGTACTTGTTGGTTACAAAGGTTCAACAGAAACAGATGCAGCGGCATTCTATTGCCCATACATCCCGCTAATGTCAAGTGGCACGGTCCTAGACCCGAATACATTTGAGCCAGTAGTTAGCTTCATGACACGTTATGGTTATGTAGAACTAAGCAACCAAGCAAGCTCGCTCGGTAATGCTGCTGACTATCTTGCAAAAGTGGCTGTTACAAGCAACCAACTTGCATTTACCTAATAGGTATTTCGATAACCAAAGAAACAGGGGCTACGGCCCCTGTTTTTATGACTACATTTTGAATAAATATGTTTAGTAGGAGTTACACACATGACAACAATTAAAGCAATTGGAAAAGAATTAGTATTAAAATCTGATCAAAATATTTCATTGTATCCACAAGAAAATATTTGGATTAGTCAAGGCACTAAACTTATTTTTGAAGGCACTGTTCCTGATAATTTTGAAGCAAAACTACAAGCAACCAGTGTAACTGCAGACAGAGATATTATACTACCAGATGCGGATGGAACAATAGCAACTCAGGAATGGGTTAATTTGCAAGGATTCGGCGGTGGTGGTGGTGGCGGTAGTGCAATTACTATCCAAGATGAAGGTTCAGCATTATCAACAGCAGCTACAACAATTAATTTTGTTGGAGCAGGCGTTGTTGCATCTGGAAGCGGGGCAACTAAAACTATTACTATCTCTAGCGCCAGCGGCATTGCAGACGTATCAAGTGATACTACTCCGCAACTAGGTGGCAACTTAGATCTTAATAGTAACAATATTACAGGCACTGGCAACATTACAATAACTGGCACAGTAACAGCAACAGAGTTTGTTAGTTCCGGTGCAGGAACTCCTACATTACAAAGTGCAACAAATATTGTCCTAGACGCAGCAAATGAAATTCAACTACAAGTTGGAAGCACAACTAAAGCCTCTGTGACATCAGTAGGTATGGTTACTGATATAATGTCGTTAACACCATTATCAGCAGCGCCAGCAAGTCCAACTGTAGGAATGATTTGTGTTGCAGACAAAACAAATTGGGATCCGCTTACATCAGGAGGTTCTAGACCATATGTTGTATTTTACGATGGCGCAATTTGGACAAACTTATCATCAGTGGCTTAATGGAGAAATAAATGGCTGTAAATTTAATTAACTTAGGAACATTTGCAAACGACGGAACAGGTGCTGATGTGTTTAAGAATAGGATATGATCTAAGATTTAGAAAATACGACAAATAAATTCCAAGGCTATGCAAACAGTGCTTGGGTCAACTTAAATTAAGGTTTAAACATGAGCGAAAAATATTATACACTAGGAACACATAACACTGAGCAATGGGCTGAACTACATGCTGAACTTATTGCAGACGGAAATACATACGCTAGTGTACCAAGTAGAGAAGTTACAGTCGAAGACGAAAAACTACATAGTCCAACACGTGGTAGTTATTTGCTTACACTAGAAGAAGCAACTGCACTACAAAGCGACGAACGTGTAAAATTTATTAACGAAAGTCCTGAAAAATATCCTGAGACATATATGCCACCGTGGGAAGAATTACATTGTGCAACCAACAATACACTAACCGACAGATGGCCAAATGCATACAACAACTATCAAATGTGGACTGTTGGCGGTAGTAGTGTACAAAGTAATTTTAGTAACGCAGAACCTACAATAAACCGTACAACCGCTTTGTATAGAATGCAAACAAAACAAAATCCGTGGAAAACTGCAACAACAAATGAAAATGTTGCTATCAGCAGTAAAGTACAACAAGTTGGTGCAGGTGAGAATGTTGATATTATTTGTGCTGACAATGCTAGTTGGATTGGACATACAGAATTTATCAATAGTGGTGTTACAAACGCAGTAAATCCCGCAGACTATGTAGGTGGAAATGTTCTCCCAGGAAATGGTATTTGTGATTGCTTAGACTTAGTATTAGACGCTCCTTATTATATTGATCCTGATTGGTTCAACGCCGACAATGATCCAGAATACAACAACGGTGCAATTATTGATCTTACCGGCGACGGAAGTAATTTCTTTAGTCGTGAGGTTACAGTTAATGGTGTAAGAATTGTAGCGGCAGGAACCGTCGGCGGCCAAACAGCAGTGCCTGATGCCTTTGTTGAAAAGGTAGCACGTATGTTTGAATTGTTTACAGATCCAAATGGTGCAGGGATCAGCGAAGCATCACAGCGTACATTTATTAAAACGCTAAGTGGTGACGCAGGAACTTATCACGCAGCAGTTGGCCCAACGTTACAACGAGTAGCAAGAGGTGCTGGTGCTGATTACACACCAAACTTCTTAACTGATGCAGGTATTGCTTCTTATAACTTGTCACCACTATTTGATAGTCACGTTGCTAACGATATGGTTTGGTACTTAAACAGTGATACCACCCCTGGAACAGGTGACGAAGATGCACAAGAAGTAATTGAACACGTATTTCATACATTACATATGCACGGTCTTGACGCAGTATCATTAAAGATGTATCCAACCATTAGCTCAGACTGGGCAAGTGGTCCATTGTATGCGGCTATGGAAGAAGCATACGATGCAGGCAAATGGGATTCATCAGGATATGGCGGAAACGCTTGGAAGACTGATGGAGATGCATTTGAAGTAGCGGCTAAGGAATATTTGTTCCTACTAAACTTTGGTATGTTTGAATACTCAAGCCTATGG